GGTAGTATACGCCGGCAACAAGCACAATATGCCCTTGTTCAGGGGTTTCTGTAGTGCTGCAATACAGATTGTACAGGTTGTAAATATTGGCTGAGACAGTCTCCTCCTTTTGTGTCTTCCTCCACGACACCCCCACATACGCTTGTGTTGTACCAGCGGCGGCAATAACCTGTGCCGGTGTGCCGTACTCCCCAAGGCTATCGACCGGATGCAGAATCCAGTGTTTCTTCAGAACGAACTCATGTATCGCATCATCGATGGTGTCGCCGACGAGAAACCAGTTGTCAAGTATCTTGACTACACGACGTGGCGGATTAGCAATATCACTCGGAATAGTTATTGTCCTGCGTCCGCCAGTAACAGAGTCACGCACAGCGAAGTCATAGACATCCAACTGCCCATTCGTAATAAGAACACCTGTGTACGCATCATACACAGGTGTTTTCATAAAGCTGGCCGCCACATCTCTCAAGCGCATTTTACGTACCAGTCACCGGATCGGAAGAAGGAGAAGAAATACCGCAGAGCGGCAAAGCCGACACAGGAGGACTCTCCGTATTCGTGTAAGCGTAGTGTGCTGAAAGCAAACGGCTTCTTGAACGGAGATATGCCGCCTTTAGCTGCTCTGCGGTAAATTTGTATGGCGAATCACTGAACCTTGTAAACGAAGACTTCCCTTCCTGGCGAGCTTTCGGAGCCAACATGGGCAACGAGTCCAGACACTGCAAAGCAACTGCATACGTGGCGAAAGCAGAACCGGCATCAACCAACTCCTGCTCCTCGGTGGTTCTCGGGGAGGCAGCAATTGCTGCGTCCAGATCAACCTGCAAAGTCACATTGATCTGCTTGAACTCATCATTAAGCGTGTGCGAGAGAACAGCCGCAGACAAGGATTCGTCCGTCAACTCTTCCTCGGTAACACCGAGCACAGTTCGGATGTCAATATATTCGGTGTAAGTGAGAATACTCACTGCTCAGATACCTCGATGAGAACTCCGGCCTTGATCTGGCAATCAATCCAAGAAGTCAGCTCCGTCGGCACCTTGATGCCCTGGGGGAACTTCTTTTGCTGGAACGGGTCAAACAGGTCGGCTCGCTTGGCCATGACCATAACCCAACCTTCGGGAAGCAGAACCTTCGGCTCCGCAGCCTTGGCGGCAGCAGCTTCTTCCGCAGCCTTGGCGGTAGCAGCTTCTTCCGCAGCCTTGGCGGCAGCAGCTTCTTCCGTAGCCTTGTTAGTTTTCTTCTTACGAACCATGTTGTTATCCTCCTTTCACAAAATCCGGCCCCAAACAAGGGGCCGGGCTATCTCGTTGATTAGATGGTCATGGACATGACGCTAAAGGCGTCGTCGAACAGCCGGAAGACGATTTCGGCAAAGTCGAAGCGCAGGGCGCGGGACTTGCGGAGCACGAACTCCTCAACCGCGGAGTAGGCAGCGGCGCTGTTCCGGATACGCTGGATCGCGGAATTACTGTCCAGACCCATCAGGGTGTTGGCCGGCCATCCGGCGTCATCCGGCATCACGAAGACGTTCAGATTGCTGAGCATCCGGTTGACCAGGGAGAAGGAAGGCACGATGTCCTTCAGGATGTGGTTGTTGGTATTGGTGTTTTCCAGGGCCTTCTCCAGCGCCAGAACACCATCCAGATCAGTCACGATCCAGTCGATCTTCCTGGTATACGGAGCCGCCAGCAGCCACTTGATCAGAGCAGTCTTAGTGAGCACACCAGCAACAGAGATGCTGGAATCGTAGGCATTGGCCTTCGTCTGGGGCAGGGCGGAGTCGCCCATATCGACATCCCCCTGCAGCAGAGCCAGCAGGTACTCATTGGTCAGGGCGGCACGCTCAACCTTGGACTGCCGGCCGATGGCCAGAGCAACGAGGTCGAGGGTGGAAGCCCGCAGGGCCTGATCGGAAATCTCCATACCGAGGGAAACGGTCGGGATCGCCCGGGCCGTGTCACTGGTAGTGAAGGTCATCATGGCCGCCGGCTTGGCCAGCTGCGAGATGGTCTTGGCGCGGGCGCCTTCAGGCCGGGTGTAATCGATCTTCGGCTGCTCGACGCGATCCTGGGACACCGAAGTGTCAATGGCCAGCATACGCTCGAACTCGGTCGGATCGGTGGTACGGTCAACCGCCAGCTTGGTCTCGATCAGTTCCAGGATAACGGCCGGGAACAAAATACGGGAGGCCGGGTCGGCTTCCTTGGTCACGATACCGGCATTGATTTCGGCGGTACCGTCGAAAATCTGAGCCAGGGTCGGGGACCGCAGGCCAAACTCACGATCCTTGGTCATGACCAGGCCGGAACTGGCACAGAACTGCTCAAAGGTGGACGCCTTGGCGTCCGGGGAGGTCGGGAATTTTCGGTTCAGGTACTGAGGAACGGTCAGACCGCTGTCCAGGGCCGCTTTGTAAATGCTCGGTTCCAGCTGCACTTCATGCTGTTCACCGTTGGCGTCGATAAAAACAGGCATTTTCTTGTCTCCTTGTTTCTGGTTAACTTAAACCTTCTCGATTACACAGGTGTCACCGACGGAACCATCGGAACCGACGGAAACCACGCGCCAACCGTACATAGCGACGAGCGTCTGGTCAACAGCCTTGGCAAGCGCTACATTGACAGTCGTCTGATCCACGGTAGCACCAACGTCGATGGCCGCTCCGGGCTGATTGGTGGCCTTCCGGACCTTCGGGCCGGTCAGAGCACCAAGGGCGGTACCATTCGGTTCCGGCGTACCGGCAACCACATAGTCGCCAACCGCGATGGTACCAGTGCCATCAGCCTCCGCACCTTCACAGATACAGGTAATCCGGCCGCCCTTCTGAACAGTACCAATCGAATAGTCATCGGCGGTGGCGGGCTCGAGGCCGACAATACGGCCGCCAATCTTGTCGCCCACTGCGCACAGGCCATAACGGGAATCAGCGGCCAGCTTACACAGCTTACCGACTTCAGTATCGGTAAGATTCCCGCCAGCGGTTTTGGTGTCGGAACCCAGGCGAGCAGTAATTCGATCGCCATCGGTAACAAGCTCGGTAAATTTGAACTTTGCCATTTTTCAGTCTCTCCTTTACTCAGGTGATTAGCTGATTAACCCCGGCGAACTGATCGCAACCTGGCCTGCTCAAGCCTGGTGATTTTCGGGGAGGTTTCCTTGGTGTCAGCGGCGCCCTCGGCGGCCTCGCTCGACTGCCGACCAACTTTGAACGCCTCAATGTGTTCTTCCAGCGTGGACCGGTACAGACCGACGAGATCACCGGTATCACGTTCAGCCAGATCCTTCGGCGCCGGAATGTTAAGGGCAACCATCATGCCCGCGGTTTCACTGGCGACGATCTCCTTCAGATCCTTCTCATGAGCCTCAAAGGATTCGATCCTGGCCTGCATACCATTAAGCTCCACCTTGGCAGAGATCAGCTTGTCCTCAAGGGAGCTGATCTGCGCCTGCAGGACCTCAACCGCACTGGTGTCAGCAGAAGACTCGGCATCAGGCTCATCCTTCTTCGCCTGGGCGTCACCTTCACCAGCACCATCACTTTCAGCTGCAGCCTGAGCTTCGCCCTCAGAGGCGCCTTCAGCAGCAGCCTGGGCATCGCCGGAAGCTTCGGAATCCTTCAGCTCCTCAGCGACATCCTTCAGACCATCGACGTCACCAACAACTTCGTCCAGCGATGCCCCAGAAGCGATCTGTTCAGCCAGCGCTGCCAGGGACTTCGCCGTCACAGCGTAAGTCTTTTTCATACTAAACCCTCCACTGGTTTTAGTTCGCCGTGCGATTCGCTTCTGCATCGCGCCCAACACAGCATCAAAAGATTTTATATCATCAACCAGACCAACCTCCTTGGCCTGGGCACCAATGAAATAATCACCTTCCAAATTCTTAATCTTCTGGATATTAACGCCGCGAGCTTCAGCAACAACATCCATGAAGGCATCGGCCAGATAGTCGACCTTGTCCTGAATTGACTTCGCTGCCTTATCAGACAACTTTTCATAAGGAATTCCAACTGCTTTCAGCTCACCAGACCGAAAAACTTTGGCTTTTATACCGTCTTTTTTCATCATTTCGGTGTAATCAACAGTAATCCGCAAAGTGCCAATGCTGCCGACGCTCGCATCCTGCGACGCATACACCCGCTTGGCCGGCACCGAAATAGCATAGGCAGCCGAAGCCATGTTGCCGTCAGTGAACGCTGTAATCGGTTTGATCCGGTTGATCTTCTTGGTCAGCTCAGCAGACTCCAACATGCCGGATGCAATGCCGCCTGGCGACCGGACCAGCATGAAAATCTCGCGCACACCCTCGTGCGCCGCAGCCGCCACCATGGCTTCCCGAATTTCCTGGTAGGCCACCAGGCCGGCATACTTATTCCACCAGGAAACCTTGTTGGTCAGCATACCTTCAACCTGAACGAAGGCAATGTCGCCGTCAATACTGAGCAGACGAGGCAGCTGCTCCTCGGCCACGGTCTCGTCATTCGCATCGGTCAGAGCAACGAAATCCTTTGCCGACATTCCCTCGAATTTCTTAATGACCGCGAGATATTCGTGCAGCGACTCTTCAGAACCGCACCACAGCAGGTAGTTTGAGAATTCCATCATTTACCCTTATTTTTGGACTTCGCCTGCGACGGCGTATCCGGGTTGAGTGTCCTGTTCATCGCTGAGCCCTGACCGTTCGACGTATTCGACGTCGGATTGTCAGTAGACGGCGCATTGAACGTAAACCTTGTACCAGCCAGCGGCGCTGCCCCCGGCTCCGGCAGCGTGCCGGTCAGCTCCAGCGAAGCCTCTGCATCGCTCAGCAGACCAAGCGACAGCAGCTCAAGAACACGCGACTGCTTCATGGACCGGAAGGCCTCGAGCTCGGTGTCCGGCCGCAGATCAACAGGCTTATAACGGAACTCAGCAACCACATCGTAGCCCATCAGACGCAGCGCCATCGTGAAAATCCGAGAGTACATATCGTTCAGCTTACCCTGAACGGCACCCTCCACCGTCTTCACGAACAACATGGCCTCAGTCGATGCCGTGTTCATGGCGCCAGTGCCGTGCCCGATGATCGCCGGCAGCGTCTTCGCCCCCGCCGCCTGCTTGCTGGTCAAAATGTCAGAGAGCGTCTGATACTCATCGGACAATGCTTGATCCCTGTTGCCGATAATGTGAAAATCAACGATGTCAAAATGCGCCAGCGAATCCTCCGGCGCCAGCCCGTTCAGCTTGCTTTCGAGATCACTGATCGTCGTCTGCATGTACGCGGCAAACTTTTCAGGATCATGCAGAATCTCGGGCGGCACGTACTTGCGCCACTTCTCAATATCAATTTTCGCCGCCGTCCGCGGATGAATCGCCTTCTTGAAAATCCTGCGCAGGTCATTCATGAAATCCTGCGCCGCCAGAATCGGCTGCAACGCAGCCTGCACCGGCGAATCAGAATACGCCTGGGTCAAGTCCTGATCCAGAGTCGTATAAAAAAAGGTTGGAATATCAAGGTTTACCTCTTTATCTCCAACCTTCTGAAACGGTATCAGCCGCTTCCCGTCCGATTTAAACTGAACCTTTGTGGTGGACACAGGCACAATGCCGTCTGGCAGCCGTGATACCCCAAGCACCAGCTCAGAGCCACACGAACCGTAAGCCAGCAACTCGCGGGCCAGCGCCTCAGACAGCACTCGCAGCGTCGGATACGTCTGCGACTTCCTCGGGTCCGGATTCAGCAGATTGAACCGCCGAACCAGCTGCTGCGCAGCCTGCGTCCCCTCCGGATTGATACTGCCGTCCAGGTTCCGGGCCAGCACCAGGTGATCCTGAGTCACGGCCATCCGGATCGCCGCGCTCACAGCCGCCCCAAGATCAGGGGAAGCCTTGATGAACTTGTTCACGGTTTCCCGCGAAGTCCGTTCAAACCGCAGCGTCGTAATATCGATATTCGCCAGATTCAGATCAGACGCCGGCAGCGCACCCTTGCCCGGTTTCGCCGTAGTCAAATACGACGGAACCGTTTTCCTACCCGAACCGGACACAGCGGGCAACGGCTGAGACATGTCTGAGGAGGAAGCAGCATAGGTCTCAGCCGTTGCCTCGGTCTCTGGTGCGGAGGTACGGGTGAAAACGCTTGCGAGTTTCTTAAACAGTTTCATAATAATCCTGGCATTATACTACCACTTTTAGCCTTCTTTGTACCAAAACATTATTGATACTGCAAGGAAAATGTTAATAAAGCAACTTTAAATGGTAAGTTTACTTGACTTCAGGGTTTAATCAGGCTATATCAACTGACATAGCCTGATTACTATTAAATAAGACGGAGGGCCGCATGGCTGGAAAAACCATCACAGAAGCAGAATTTATCCAGAAAGTTAAAGAAGTACACGGGGATGCGTATGATTTATCGCTCGCAAAATTTGTGAATAATACAACCCCCGTATTGGTAAGATGCGTGAGGCATGGGACTGTCGGCGAGATAGCTCCTTACGCATTTATACGCGGTAAGGGGGCTTGCTACGACTGCAGGAACGAAAAAATAGGCAAAACCAGGCAACAAAAAAATATGTCTGAAATACTACAGAAACTAAAAGAGTGTCTTGAGCCCCATGGGATTAGTTTTTCCATAAAAAAATATGAGGGAACAGCTAGAACCATAGTACATATGAAGTGTAAGAAACACGGAGCATTCAAAAGTACACTGACCAACATACTATATAGTAATGTCAGATGTCCAAAATGTAAAAAAGAAGAAAACGACAGAAAACGGATACAGGGCAACCTGGAAAAATTCAAAAAACAGATACCTGCGCATGTCCTGGATCGAATAAAGCCAGATTACAGCTCATTTCGCGGCTTGTCCAAACCTATGCAATTCACATGTAAAATACATAAACACACGTTCACTACATTACCAAATAGGTTTCTTAAAAACAAGCTACATTGCCCAAAATGTAAAGCCGATAAAACCAGGCAGGTTATGTCACTGCCTTTCGATGATATAAAATACAGGGTACGCTGTTTATATGGGACAGATTATGTATTGGATGAAACTACCTACAAAGGTTCAAAGGTACCTATGCGTGTCATCTGCCCAAAGCACGGAGGGTTTTATATAAGACCAAACGACATTCTATCGGGCCACGCCTGTCCTACCTGTGCCAGAAGTGGCGGCGCCTCAAAAGACGAGCTTGAGTTGCGTCGATTTATAGAATCATTGGGGCTCAAAACTAAAAAAGGTAACAAAATGCAATTGGAGAAAGCCGGGATACAGGATACCGGCAGACTTGAGTACGATATATTGATACCTGAGAAAAAGGTAGCTGTTGAGTTCAACGGAACACATTGGCACAGCGAAAAATTCGTTGATAGACGGTACCATCTCGAAAAAACACAAATAATGGAGAAAAACGGTTGGCAATTGATCCATATATGGTCAGATGACTGGCAGTATATGAAAGAAAAAGTAAAGAAAAGATTGGAGATATGGCTAAAAAAATCATACGACGTAGGTGCCAGGGAGACATCTGTACAGGAAATAACATGGACTACTGCAAAAACATTTCTTGATACCTGGCATATGCAAGGTGCTGGCGTACCAGCTAGGTACTGTTATGGGCTCTATGATAACAACGGGAACCTTCTTGCTGTAATGACATTCTCTACAACAAGATTCGGCAACAATGCCGATTATGAACTTACACGTTATGCGAGCTCAAAAAAGATACCTGGAGCTTTCCAAAAATTGCTACGTAGTTTCAAAAAGAAGGGTACGGTAATAAGCTATTCCGATAGATGTTGGGGCGTCGGTAGGATCTATGAAGCAGCTGGGTTTAAAAAAACAAGAGTAAGCGATGTTGGATACTGGTGGTATAAACCAACACAACATAGGAAATATGACAGGCACTATTTTCAGAAACATAAACTGAGTGATGTTTTGAAAACTTTTGACCCGAGTAAGTCTGAAACTGAAAACTGTAGAAACAACGGCTTTATCAAGATATACAGCTGTGGGACCATCAGATGGGAGCTGGCCATATGAACCAATTATTTGAAGCACATCTTGACCGCCTGAAATCAAAACTCATTCCCGGCTATGCCGCTAACACATATGCTGACTGGTTGGTAGAGAACATGATTCTGAAGGGAGACAAGTTCTCATTCAAAGGGCATGAGTACCAGAGGGTAGTCCTGGACAGTACGGCAAAGCATAAAGTCATAAAGAAATGCTCGCAGATCGGTATTTCTGTTCTGTCGATAGGCTTCACCCTTGCCTTTTGCAACCTGCATAACGGCGTAACGGTCATCTATATTCTGCCTACCGCTGGTTTTTCACAAACCTTTGCCAAAGGCCGTGTCGATCCGATCATCGACGAATCACCCACAATCAACGGCAATATCTACCCAGGGTCGGACTCGTCCCTGATGAAACGGTTTATTAACAACTCGTTCGTTTACTTCAAAGGTGCCAGCCGCAGTCATCAGGCTATTTCTGTTGACGCTGACGCACTCATCTTTGATGAAAAGGATTTTGCCGAGGATATTGAGGTACTTACGAAATATACCTCTCGTTTGACCCACTCGAAACACAAGATCAAGCTGGAGCTTTCCACACCAACGGTTTCGGGGTATGGCATATCATCAGCATTTGACGCATCAAAACAGCACGTCGAGCTGCAAAAATGCCAGCGTTGCAACCACTGGTTTAAGCCAGATTACTTCAAACACGTCAGGCTCCCCGGTTTCACAGGCGACATTCGGAAATTCAATTATTTCAGTGCGATGCTGCTGGACAAATACGATACAGATGCCGCGTTTCTCGAATGTCCGCGGTGCGGTGGCAAGGTAGATCAGTCGATAGAGAATCGTGAGTGGGTTGTAGTCAACGAAAACAGCCAGTCACACATCGACGGGTTCCATATTACACCGTTTTCGGCACCCGAGTTCATTACACCTGGCTATCTGATAGAAACATCCACAACATATAAGGATTACGCCGACTTCATTAACTTCGGCCTGGGCGAATCGCACGACTCGTCGGAGAATTCGCTCGGAAAAGAGGAATTGGAGAGGCTTTTTGTGCGGCAAGAGACCGGAAGCGGCGTCCGTGTCTACGGAATGGACCTCGGCGGCACCTGTGCGGCTATGGTTGGCCGGGTCGATCCGGTAGGCCAGTCACTCTTTATCGAGTGGGCCGAAGCGATACCGCTCCACAATCTCACCAAACGGTATAAGGAGCTGTGCGCCGAATACGGGGTGATTTGCTCTGTATCGGATGCTCTGCCCTATACAGACATTATTCTGCGGATGCAGGCGGAAGATCCGAACCTTTGGGGTGCGCTGTTTACATCATCCAAAAACGTCGAGCTTTATACATATAAACATAAAGAAGAAGATGAAGAGAAAGCGACATACGGCCTGCGTCAGATTGATATTTCACGAAACAAAATGCTCGATTTCGTAGTAAATATGCTGCGGTGTGGGCGCATTCTATTCAAAGATGGACCGTGGAAAAGGGATATAATAGAGCATTTGACGGACCTGAAACGCATCAAAATCCACAATAGGTATGGGGAAGAGGAATTTGTCTGGAGAAAGAGCGACAAGGGGACAGATCACTACTTCTTCGCGCTTCTCTATCTTGTTACAGCCTACCTCGTGCGCGGGATGAGCAAGGGTACGATGTCGCTGCCTTGGTTGGTATCGCCTATATTGAATCGTCAAGGCGCTCAAGACGCTCCTGGTAGTCGTTGATAAACTTTTCGGCAACCTCAGGGCAGTCTTCCAGCGTTGCGAACAGAGCTTGTTCCATCGCCTTGATCCGCTCTGTGCTGTACAGCGCCTTCTGAGCCTTCGTCAGTTGGGCCAGCAGCGTTGTACAGCTGTTCTGCAAAGAAGCCAGTTTCTGGGGTTCTATATCGGGGTCGTCGCGGGTCTCGGCCAGAACTTCCCTTGTATCCAGAAACTGCTGTACCAGCTCCTGCTCCAGGTTCAGGCGGGATAATTCGCCCAATTCGGCGTCAATAGCGTCCCGCAACTGGCGCAATTCGCGCCTTGACAGGTTCGTGATGTCGATAGCTGTTGTCCCGAAATTCATACCGGCAGTGTAACACAGAAGGAGTTTGGGGTCAAGGCGTTGGTTTAGGTGCGGGTGCGGGCGTGAACGCTGGGATGAAGTACAGAAAAAACGGAAATTTTTCGGGGAGGGGGTTATACTGGCCGCGCCAACGCCATCGGCGGAAAATGGTATACGTCACCGGGCACACCACCGGGCACACCACCGGGCACACCACCGGGCACACCACCGGGCACACCACCGGGCACACCACGAGGCACAATACTACCACGCTGTGGTACTTTGTGAGAATTATTACTAATAAGAAACAGACACGCCAGGTGCGCCACACGCGCCTGCATTCGACGTTGCCAAAGCAGATATCAGGACACCTAAAAACAAACCGGACAGTACAGAGTAAAACAGGGCCGCTCCTGAACGTATTCTTATTAGTAATTTCTACTAAAAAGTACCACATTGTGGTACTTGCGACTACCACGTTGTGGTACTTTGTGAGAATTATTACTAAATTACTGGCATGATCCTTGCTATATATACCATTATAATAGAGCAAAGTATTAAATTATTTTACAGGGGCATATCACCCACAAGCTGGAGTGATATCACTATAATAATTATATATAGATATACTCTTTATAGTAGTAATTCTCAACAAGTGGGGTGATATCACCCAAAAAGATTTAACGATTAGCTATTAAATATCTTGCAACTACACTATTAAATTATTATTTTTCTTAATGAAAACAACAAGTTATCAATAAATCTGATATATTGATATATTATCGGCAAGAGGATTGCAGACAATATAAGGTGCCGTTTGGCGGTAATCTGTGTTCTTTGACAGGCACCCTGCGCTAGTACGCGGGGGAACATACCGCTTGCCTTGTCCTGTGTCGCCCGACACATGACAAGGAGATTAAATATGGGATACTTACACGCAGGTGGTGGCGGGGGGAGTCCGACCGCCACCAAGAAATGTCAAAGCTGTGGCGGCGAGTATGAACACACGTACTCGCCCATGTCAGCCAACCTTTGCCCAGCCTGCGAATCCAAGCGGGCTGAGGCACACCGGGAGGAGTTCGCGGATTTTTCCGCGCTCCAGGACCGGTGGACTTCCCTCCGGGACGCCGGCGACCTCGCCGGACAATTCTCCTTCCTCGCCAAGTCCCGCCGACTGTACCTGCAGGACTACCAGGGCAACAGGCATGCCATGGTAGTCCCGCCGGATTTGCCCAGCTATCAACGATTGGTAGCGACCGCCACGGCCAAGGGGCAAATCATTGTCCCGGATTACGATGCGATGATCTGATCTGACGGAACCCGACACAGGACAAGGAGGATGAATAGTATGTGTAGGTATGATTATTGTCCATACCCTTTGGACAATAAACCCAGCTGCCAAAAATGCAGCGCGCAGGTCAAAACTCACCCACCACAGGCCACCCAAAAATTCCAACTGGAGAAATACCGGAATATGTTAGTCCGGTGCCCACACCGTGGGTACCTGATCAAAAAAGACTATTGCGATACGTTGTATCGCAATGGTCGCTGTCGCAAGTGCAGCAACCGTCACGTAGTCGTGACGGTTGCTACAGACTAACAACAACAAGGGGCGGCACAGGACAAGGCAAGCGACACGCAACGCCAACCTACTATGTTACAGTGTAACATAGTAGGCTGGCAAGGAGTATACAGCATGAAGGAAAAACTCCTGGCGATCATTGCCGCGGCTGAGAAAGCTGCGGCGGGGGAAAAAGAAGCAATCGAAAGCTCGGAGATTCACAGCCTCCGAAACAAAAAGAAGGAATGCTGGGCAGAGTTTGACAAGCTCTTGACCAGCCGGCCGTCTGGGCTCTCAGCTCTGCGCCTCTTCATTGAGGCGCAGAAAACCGCGGGGGACAACGCTTCCGCTCGTATGCGGAATTACTACCGTAACCGGGCACTGCGCGCGGTTACTGCGCGTTGGCCCGAGAGCGATTTCACGTTAGAATTCGTCCGGACCGGCGGCAAGGGCGAAGGTTTCTTCCGGGTCTCGGAAGAACCGGCGTCATCATTCGCTCGGTTTGAGCGAGACGCCAAAGCAGCAGCAGCGAAACTGTTCGCGCTGCTTCCGGAAGCCGAGGGAATGCTGCCTCTGGATCAGCTTATTAAAGAGCAGCATGTTGAGCTAGTCCGGCTCGAAAGAGCCCGGGCGGAGCAAAAGCTGGCGGAAAAAAGGTCAGAAATCC